GACTATACGAATATGTATAATAAGGAGCAGTTGCGGTAAAATTCCATATAACATCTTTAGGCTTTCTAACAAAAGAAGCTGTAACTTTATCGTTTGTGGCTATTGTTTCTGGATATACGTATAATTTTTCCTCTTCGTATATATATAGTGGGTATTTTTTTGTCGGTTTTGTTAAAGGTGATTTATTTATATATAACAAATTGTTTCGTTGCACTCTCTGCATCTCAATTGTATCGTCATATATTACAGTACCTAATCTGTAAAAGTCATTAGCAGTAACCGTAACAAGCACACTAAAAGCGGTTGTTGGTATAGAACTTAATATTATATTGTTATTTGCTGTAGAATACGCAGATGGATTTTGTAAAACTCCTCCAAAATAAACTTTCATCAAACCATTTTGTATTGTTGCTTGATTTAATTGATTACCAAGCGGATATTCAGATTGACCATTAACCGTAGTAAAGCTATAAGAATACACAGCCATGCCTGACGACGTCGGTAATTCCCATTCGCTATTACCTACATAAGTACAATTACCTATAGTTTTAAATACAGCTAATTGCTCATCTAAATTTTTAATCCTATCAGCATATTCACTATCATTATCCGGTACTCTTAATTGTTGATTAAGATTATTAAAATAATCCTCGAATATTTCAAGTTGAACTTGAGTTGCTATTTTATTAAACTCATCAGGAGTCATGTAACCACGTTGTTCCTTGTTAAGTATTAATAAAACGGTTTTGTAAACTGTATCTACGTTTATTGCCATTTTGCTTATTTTATTATAATATATAAGCGGTAACCGTTAAGCCACCGCTCTATATATTAATATTACGTGTTAATCTATTTTTTTCTCTATAGACCTAAAAACTTCTATACCTTCATCTGTTTTGAAGAATGCTGCCATAGCTGAGTATGGGTTTTCATCAAATGGTACAGTCATTAATTTTCTATTGTTCGATGCCCACATGAATGTGCGTTGATCTTGTGATAAAGTTACAATACCAGCTTCAACAGCTCTAATAGCTACATTTCTAAGCTGCACGTTTTCATCATTTGCTAAATCAATAAATAAATATGGATTGCTTCTAGCAAATAACATTAAGTCTCTTTTAATTTCTTTAGAAGTCATTTTAGAAACTTTAGATCCAATCTCAACTCTTAATATTGCTTCAGCTTGATCAATATCCATTTCTCTTGCTGCATTCATTGCATCTAATTGTATATCCATATCATCTAAATCATCTCCAGCAGTAATAACAGGATCAAACTCTCTGTATTTCTTATTTAAGTCTGGGTGATATAATGATAATAGTTTTTGTAAGTTTTGTTTTTCTTTTGGTACAAACAAAGTACCGTTTTTAAATATGATATGTCCCAAGGTTGATTCTCCTTTTTGATCTTCTACAAAAACAGAGTTTTGGTTCGTAGCATATCTTAATTCTTTTTGATCACCATTATCTTTGTCAAACCATAATAAAGGGAATCTACTTGTGTGTCTTGAAGAAATAGTATATGTTAAAGGAGAGTGTGGTCCCGCTAAAATATATGTTCTATCTTTAATTTCCCATTTTGGTAACACTGTTTGCGGTTTTGTTTTCGCAACTGGTTGTTCATCTAATGTGTATGTTTCTTCAACACTTTGTTCAAATGTATTTTCTGGTTCAACGTATGTACTTGGTTGAATAGTTTTTGCTTTAGCAGCAGTTTTAGCTTGTGCCATGATAAAATATTATATAATTAATTATTGTTTATTAAAAGAGTAAAAATTACCCCCGTAGATTCAACGAGGGTAAAATTTACAATTATTTATGCTTATGCTGAAGCAGTGAATAACACGAAGTTATTAGCACCTTGCACACATAAACATCTTTCAGATAAGAAGTGTACCTCCATTGCATCTAAGTCAGATGTGTAAGCACCTCCAACAGATCCAGTGATCCAAGATTTCATTCTACGGTCATCAGCTTGTGCAGCTCTATAACGAACGTGTAAGAATGGTCTACGGATGTTAGTTCCTAAAATTTGATCGTAAACTGTAGAAGTTCCAGCTGGAATTAATACACCTTCGATTGAACTACCAACACCTGTCATTGCTCCACGAGTAGAAGCATCGTTTAAGTATTTCCAGTCAGTTTTGTAGAAGTCATAAGAACCTCTTCTGAATCCAGAGAAACCTAAGTTTAATGCCATCTCAGATGAGTTTTCGAATAAACCGTAAGCAACACCACCGGCAGTACCAGAAGATAAACCAGCTAACATATCATCAAAATCTAAAGATAATTGACGGTTTAAGAATAACATGTTTTCTTCAATAGCTCCTTGAGTATCTAAGTTTTTCAAGATATTATCGAAAGAACCTAAACCACCAACTGGGCTAAAGTTATTTAAGATATTTCCTCTGTCTTCAACAGCAGCAAATAAACCTTGTGTACCTTTTTTACCAGCAGCTAATGCAGCAGATCCTGCAGCAGCTAATTCACCCTCTACAACTGTCATTTCTAAATAGTCTTCAAAACGTAATCTTGTTTCAGATTCAGCTTTTAAGTACCAGTAGTAACCATCAGCTCCATCTTCAGTAGCAATTTCTACCCATCCGATTTGTGCAGTATCAGATCCATTAACAGCATATTTGTTACGGATAATTACTGGTGAGTTATTAAATTGAGTGAATGAAGGTTGAATACTAGTGTAATCATCACCTGTTAAAGTAGATCCTTTTTTGTATTCAGAACCATAAACGAAGATTTTTAAATCGTCCATTCCATCTGTAAATCCAGCAGCAGCTAAAGTAGCAGCAGTATAAGGAGCAACAGTTAATGCACCATTTGCAGCGTTAGAAGAAGTATCATTCGCTCCAGAAACAGTAACAATAGCTTTAACCTCTAATCCTGTTGCAGGGTTCATAATAACAATCGTTTGGTTTTTTGAAATAACGTTAGCTACATAATCAGTAGCAACAGTAGGATTCAAATTACTTTCGATTAATAAAGTATTACCAGCAGCACTTACTGTATTAACTCCAGTATATGCAACGTGTAATCTGTTTTGTTCAGACCAGATAACTTGGTCAGAAGACATTGGCATTTCAGCACCAACCATACGTAAGAAACCAGATAATGTTCTGTTTCCATAACGCTCTACCTCAGCTTCGTAAACTTCTGGTAAATATTGTTGTGCAAATGATACGAAATCCGCGTTACTTGGATCCGTAAAGTTTAAATAGTTTGTGTCTAAAGCTTGTTGCTTTTGTGACGGCTTAATCGAACCGAAGTTCGGGGTAACATTTACTGTTGCCATAATGTGTTTGTTTTAGTTTAAAATTTACTCTTAATTCTTAATTTTGAAGAATCAACACCATTGATAGCTCTTACTTTAAATCCATTCACATTAATTTCACCAGCAGATGTTTGTCTAGGTTCTGTTGAAATGTTGTTTGATTTAGCTAACATCTCTTTAATAGCGTCAGCTTTACCTTGTTCGTAAAAATGATTTGCAATACTGTCAGTGTTTTCAGCAGCATACATTGCTTTATGATAGCCAGTCATATCTGTTACTTCTCCTTTTTCATTTAAGAACTTCTTAAGTAGGTTTGTAATATTTGATTGTTTATCAGCAATAGCGTCAGTATTTTGTAGATTAAACCTAAACGTCTTTCCACCAGCATTGAAATCAAAACCTTTGAAATCTTGTGTAAAAAACTTTTTAGTATTATCTTTAAATACTGAGTGCATTTGCTCAACTGATTGTTGATCTTCTTTGTATCGATTGAAAAAATCAATTGCTTTTTGTTGATCTGGGTTTACATTAGACTTTAATTTAATTTCATCATAATATTTACTCTTAAGATCCTCTAGAAAGCTTTTGGCTTTACCAACCTCTTCTTTGAAAGCGATACGTTTCTTTTTAATTTCTCGCTCATCGTCCTCATCTTCATCATACGAGAATGTTTCTTCCATGTGGAAATCAATCTCATCTAAATCTAAATGTGGTTTTGTTTTCTTGTAATATTCTTTTAATAGAACTTCTGGATTCAATTTAGAATAATCCGTATTTAAACGAGTATAATCCTCAATGTCTCCACCTGTTTCTTCCATAAAAGTAATTAACTTTTCAATATTCTCTGGTAAGGGTTTACCTGATACCTTTAAATCATTAATTGCTTTATCGGCTTCAGCCTCAAGTTCTTTTGCTTCTTCAGTAGTTTCTGTAATATTAACTACAACTACTTCTTTCTCATCAACCGGTTCGGTAATGATTTTTTGTTCGGGGTTTCCTTCGACCACTTCTTGCAATCCCATTTCGGGTTGTCCTGGCTGTAACACGCCTTCATCTGTTGTTTGCTCTTGAACGGCATCTTCTACGGGTTTATTTGTTAAATCTACTTTTGCAACAGACTGAGCTGATACATGTTTAATAGTAGGAACTTTAGCTTTTTTAATTTTAAAGTCTCCTTCTTGTTTAATTTGTTCTGCCATGATAAAATATTATATAATTAGTTGTGTTGTTCTATTTAGGAGAGAACTGCTCCAAACCAAAACCACCAAGATTGTCAAATCCTGCTGATTCAAAATCTTTTGGTAATGTATTATTCTGTCTTTGTTCAATCAATTCAGATTGTTGTGTGGCTTGTAACTTTGTTCTTTGATCTTTACGATCTTCCATCTTATTAAGTTTTTCTTGTGCTTGAGCAACCTGCATTTCTGCTAATTGTAATTGATAGTTAAATTCTTCTGCCATCAATTGTTTCTTTATCAATGCTTCTTGTTGCATCTTTTGAATCTCGAAATTTAACTTAGATTGCTCTAATTGTATTTTTTGTTCTGTAATTGCTTGCTGCTTTTGCACTTCAGCCATTGCTGTTTCTTGCGCTAACTGAGCATTTGCTTGAGCTTGTGCTTGTATATTTGCTTGTTGGTTTGCTTGATCTCTATCTAATTTCTTTTTTCTTTTATATTTAAGAGATTGATTAGCTAACTTAATATTTTTAATTTGTCTTAAGTCAATAGCATCTTCAAGATCAATACCACCTGATTGCAAAGCAACTTGTATGTTTTGTTCTAATTGTGCTTTTTCTTCATCATCCGGCTCTAATTCTAAGAAGATACCAAAATCATGCAAGTTTAAGTTTTGTAATTCCTTTAACGTTTCAACCGATGATACTGATATACTTTGCATTAATGAACTTGCTGTTAATGGAAAGTTTAATGAATCAGCAACTCTTCTTGAAATATTTTCACATACACGCAAAGTTAAATATAAGCTAGATTGTAATATGTGTCTTGTTGCTGTATTTGAATTTGCAGCTGCCATTTTTTGTAAACCAACTAAAGCATCTCTATCTGGTGTACTAGCATCTCTAGCCTCATTTAATCCGGTTACGTCACGTATCATTTGTAAGTAATATTGATATGTTTGTATCAATGATTGTATCTTACCACTACCTGATGA